TTAAACCGAGCACGGGCAGCGATCAGACGATCACACCTACAGGTCCCCGAGTAGGCATCGCAGGTGGAGTCGGCGATCCTAGCGACATGCAAGGATTCGTTTCTGCGACAGGAAACAAGATACTAATTGACAATAACTTTGGTTCTGATACAATAACATTACAACACCATTCTGGCGCTACTATCATGATAGATGCGGATGGTTCTATCCATATGATATCTTCTGGCAAGAAGGGTGTAGGCCTTATCGCTCCAAAAGGTGATGCTACTGTATTTGCAAGAAACCATCTGATTCTAAAAGCTGACGGCAGGATAACGATTGAGACAGACGGCGATCTTGATTTCAATGTCGGCGGCAATCTAGGATTACATGTACGTGGTGACATGATAACATCTGTCCGAGGTTCTTCAGAAGAATCTATCGAAGGAAGCAAAGTATTTGAAGTAGCAAAAGACATGAGCACGATGATCGCAGGTGACAACAGGATAACGTCTGCAGGTAAGACGAAGATACAATCATCGCAGAGCATTGACATGGACGCGGGCCTAGATATCTTCGTTAGGAGCGATGCTGCTATCTCGATGCAAGCACAGAAAGAATTCACAGCATTGTCTTTGAATGACATGAATCTAGGAACAAAGACGAAGTTTACAGCGCTCGCTACAGGTGACATGAACTTAGGTTCGAAGGCAAAGGTTATTGCCAAGTCATCAGGTGATATGAGCATAGAATCAGGAGGCACATTTGATGTCAAAGCAGCTAGCACGACCAAGATATCATCCGGGGGTGACGCATCTATCCATTCTGCTTCTACTGTAGATGTGTTAGGTAGCGGAAAGATTCAGATCAAAGGATCTGCCACTGACGTTCAGGTAGGAGGATCTCCTAGCCTTTCGGCTCCATCTGATCCTGCAGATCCAGGAGAAGCATCTTTAGCTCAGTATGCCCCAGCAGAGACGATCATCGATAACATAACAACACAGAGAACCGCACCTGATTTTCCTAAGAATTCAAAGAAGATGTCCAAAGAAGAATTCTCCCTCTATAAGAACGAAGGCGGGACGCCGAACCAGATCGCTGAAGGCGCTGCATCAGGTAATTCTGGTGCTGGAATTGTTCCTGAGATCGTAGATACGGGAATGAGTGCAGAATCTGCATCTGAAGGTGATTATGACAGGCCTGCAGGAGCAGTCACGGGTACTGGGACCGCAGAGAAAAATCCAACACCCATGCCTTCATCAATATATAACTCAAGCGAAAAGATATCAAGACATGTCACTGTCGGCATGATATTAGATCTGAGAGATTGCCCTGCGTCTCAACATAAAGCAGTCCTCACAGAAGCAATGAATATTGCATGGAATATATTAGATCCTCTATTTGAGAAGTTTGGATCCAGGATGAAGATAACTAGCTGGTATAGGACATCTAAATCTACATCTAAGCACACGACCGGAGGAGCAGTAGATCTCAGATGTTCTAACAAAGATGATACTTCATTTACAGCACAGATAGCTGCATATGTGAGGGATAATCTTCCGTACAGCAGGATATATCTAGAAAAGAATGATTCTCCTGGTATTCATGTACATCTCGAATCTGCTCAACCAGGACAGCCTGGCGGCGGATTAGTCATCACTTGTGCTGATCCAGGTTGCAAAAATTCACAACCAGGATTGCAATTATCCTATGCACAAGCTGCTTTAAGGGGAAGAGTGGGAACCTATGGTTGATATTACTTTTACAGAAGACATATCTTCTGGCAATTTAGATCTCGCTGCTAGTCAAGCTAGAGCTAAGGCATACACACAAGCGATTGCTGATGCTGCTAATCAGACAGCAACAGGAACTTTTAAATTACCAGATACAAGCACGTTTACGTATACTGCATATCCTGCTTCTCAAACAACAGGATCGTCACCTCCTGCAGGATCTTCTAGCGGCAGCAATCAGATTTTAAACAGTGATATCACAGCAGCAATGCAAAGAGGTGATATACAGAGACCTGGATTCTATGGCAATCAAGAATTAAAAGAATCTAATGATTTTTTTAATACAGCAATCAACATAGGAGCACAATTATTAGGAGTTGCTGCTGCATTGAAATTAGCAGGACCTCCGCCTGTCAACTATGTACGTACTCCTCAAAATTATATCCTCACTGATCTAGAAAAAGCTGTTATCCTATCTAAATCTACTGAGCTCGCTTCTTTTGGAGTCGTTCCTCAAGATACCTTAGAGAATTTCTTTTACATACTTGCAGCAAACCAGAACCAGAACGATCTCGAATATATCGCAAATGTTATCGGAATTCCTGATCTTGGACAGCCGAGATATATCAGAAACATAAGAGACATCACTCAGATACAAGATATCTATAAGGTTGGATATTTAGCAAACGGAATCGCATCTGTTAATCAAAGATATGCACCTCAATATACAAGCATCCAACGATATGATGATTATACTCAGAGCAGTGGCGGTGACATCTTATCAGCAGCTGCTCTCGGAATATCATTGGGTGTGATAGGCCCGTCTATCATCGAGACAGCTGGAATATTCAATGCACATTCAGGCATCCTCAAGAATGCTCCTGCATTATCAACTGCTGCAATCAACCAATCTATCAACCTGTATTCTGGATTATCGAGCGGCATCGCTTTGGATCCTAATACGATCAGTGCTGTCTTGAATCCGACAGCTACCATACAATCACAAGCTACGATGATAGCAACTTCAGCAATCAGCAGCCTCCTAGGAGCAACACCTCTAGGAGGAGTGCTAAGTTCTTTAGGACCGTTAGGTGGAATTGCTATGGGAGTCCTGTTACAACAAGTCGGAGGCAATGCAGTAGGTAGCTTCATGTCTGAGGTATTGACAGGACAAAGAATCGCATCATCAATGCTGGCAAACAATCCTATGCTGACTCCGCCATCTATGGCAGGCAAGAGTTTCTTCGGAGAGGCTCCGATATCGCTCCCTGCAGTCGATCAGG